AAACCCTTGTCAGGCAAGCGCTACCCATAAACCCAGAGTCACGTTTGATAATAACTGCCCCTGTATTCTCCTTTTTAGAAAGCATCGTCTTATCAATGATCTGTGAGGCTGGAACATCCTTTGCTTGTTCATTAGTAACAGGTTTGGTAGCACACCCCGTCAATCCTAAAACTACCATTGCCAGAAGTATTTTTTTCATTTCCATATTCTCAATTTGAAAAAACAAGCTAATCCTATCACCCTCAGATCCTGGGGTCAGCCATTACAAATATGGGCATGTATTAAATATCTTCAGCTACGATACCAGCGCTG